CTCTTCGCCGATTTGTGTGTTCCAGGAGGTCTCCCGATGGATCGTGCCGCTGACCTGCGATCCGACTACAACCGGCTGGGCGTTTTGTTGAAGAAGGCCCAAGGGTCAGCCGCCGCGGCTTTGGCTCGTGAGCGGCGAGTGATCGGGGTGCTGCTGGAAGGACTGGAGCGTCCCACGGAGGTGAGTGTTGTCGATCAGTTGGCTGTCCGACGTCACGCCACGTCCAACGATTCTGGTGCTGCCAGCCGGCGCCGTAAATCTGGATGAGGCTCACGCTGCGATCGAGTTGTGGGAGCACTACAAGAAGCGGCGGCTAGACGCTACTCAGAGGCTCGTGGTTGAAGTGATGATGGCGACCAGGGCCGATGGTCGTTGGGCGGCGGCGACGACTGGCCGGGAGGCGGCCCGCCAGAACGGCAAGGGTGACGAGACAGAGGTTGTCGAGCTGTGGGGGTTGGTGCAGCGCGCCGAGCGGATCATGCACACCATCCACGAAGCGGTTCTGTTGTCAACCGAGACCCAGTCGCGGTTGTTGACGACAATCGAGGCGAATACTGATCTGCGGAGATTGAAGGCTCGGGCGTGGCAGGGCACCGGTCAGCAGATGATCGAGATGCGTAATGGTGGGGTCATCTGGTACCGGACGAGGTCTAGTTCGGGTGGTGGTCGTGGTGTCGACGAGGTTGATCGTGTCGTCTTGGACGAGGCGCAACATGTCGAGGACGAGCATGTGACAGGGGTGTCGCCGACATTGTTGGCGTCGGCGAATCCGCAGTTGAACGCAATGGGTACCAGCGGGATCGCCGGGAAGTCCGAGTGGTGGTGGAAGTTGCGTCGTCGTGCCCTCGGCGGGTCGGCAGCAGGGTTCGGGTATGTCGGACATACCGCTGAACAGATCGCTCTGGTTGACGGGAAGCTCGAACGCACCCCGATTGACCCGCAGGATCGTCGGAACTGGCACCTTGCCAATCCAGCGCTTACGCGGCGTCCTGAGTTGATCGAGTTCTTGGAAGAGCAGATGTTGCGGCTCGGGCCGGAGTTGTTTGCACGGGAACACCTCGGGGTGTGGGACCCACCGCTCGAAGACCTCGAGCACCGTGACGTCAAATTGCCTGCCGACAAATGGGCGACGACGGTCACAACCAAGATCCCGGCCGATCCGAAACCCGGCGAATCGGTCCTCACGTTCGATGTGTCGAGGGACGGCGAATGGTCATCTGTCGCGATCGCGATGGGCACCCGAGAGAATCCGTACGTCGAGGTCATCAAGCATCAGCAGGGAACTTCGTGGCTCTCCGGCTATTTGGTCGAGGTGCATCAGCGACGCAAGCCATCGAAGGTGATCTGCAACAACGCCGGACCCGCGTCGGCGGTCGTCGGCACAGTCCTTGAGGCGTTCGCCGCCGCCGGGATCTCGTCGGACGAGCTCCACCTGTTGACCGCCAGCGAGTACAAGGGTGCGTGCGGTGCGTTCTATCTGGCGGTCATCGACGGCAAGTTGACTCATCCACCGGACCAGGGCCCGCTCGATCTGGCGGCGGCTGACGCGACCGAGCGTGCCTTGTCGGGTGCATGGGTGTGGGATGTCCGTCAGGCGACGGTGCCTATCTCGCCGTTGGTGGCCGTCACGATAGCTCCGGCGTTCCTGCCGGTCGAAGCGCCGATACCGGCGATCTATTGAGGAGGCGCACGACGTGAGTTTCTGGACTTGGCTGACCGGCGACTCTGCCGGTGAGGTCGCCAACACCAACCCGTCGTCGAGCGTCGGGCCTCCCGGTTGGGTTCCTGGTGACCCCAACGGATTCGAGTTCGACACGACCGAAACGTTCTCTCGCGGTCTTCCTTCGCTGATGCCGTCACCGTGGTCCGGGTGGCCGGCCGAATGGTCGCTGCCGAACTTCGGGGCCGGCCCAGGTTTCGGGCAGCTGGTCGACACGGCGTGGAACGCTCTCGACCTGAATGCGTCGGTGATCGCCGCAATGCCGGTGTATCGCACCGTTGCCGGCCAGATCGCTGCGGAACGGTCATGGATGATCAACCCGGACCCGACGATTTACACGTCGTGGTTCGAGTTCGCCAAGCAACTGTTCTGGGATTTCATGTTGGGTGAGGCGTTCGTGATGCCGTTCGAACGCTACGTCGACGGCTACCCGCGGACGATGCGGGTCATCTCCCCGGGGTTCGTCAAGGTGGAGATGGACAGCGGCTATCGGACGTACCGCATCGGCAACCGTGACGTCACTGACGAGATTTTGCACATCCGTTACCAGTCGTCGACGAACAACCCGCACGGTGTCGGCCCGTTGGAAGCGGCCGGGGCCCGCATGGTGACCCTCGGTGTCCTCGGCCGCCAGGTCGACGACGTCATCTCGACGGGTGGCGTGCCGCGCTATCTGCTCGAGGTGGACCGGCCGTTGACCAAGGACCAGGCGGGCGAGTTGCTGGAGCAGTGGTTGTCGGCTCGTGCCGGGTCGCTGGGCCGCCCGGGGGTGCTGTCGGGTGGCGTCAAGTTGACGTCGGTGCAGCAGATGTCCCCGAAGGATTTGGCGTTGCTCGAATTGGTGCAGTGGAACGAGTCGCGGATCGCTGTGGCGCTCGGTGTGCCACCGTTCCTGCTGGGTTTGCCGTCGGGTGGCGACTCGATGACGTACAGCAACGTGTCGTCGTTGTTCGATTTCCATGACCGGGCGTCGATCCGGCCGAAGGTGACGGCGGTGATGTCGGCGCTGTCGAACTGGGCGCTGCCACGGGGGACGTCGGTCGAGTTGAACCGTGACGAGTACTCCCGTCCGGCGCTCGGCGAACGGGCGGCGGCATACAAGACGCTGGTGGAGATCGGCGCTCTCACCGGCGACGAGGTCCGCCAGATGGAACGGTTCAACGGTGTCGCCACGGCGGCCGCATTGACAGGAGGGGACATCGTCCCATGATCGAGTACAGAGCAGCACGAACCGGGGCGGTCGACTTCGAGAACCGCACGATCGAAGTGATCGCCGCACCCTACGGCGAAGAGATCGAGATCGAATACCAGGGCAAGCGGATGCGCGAGGTGATGGAGCCGGGAGCGTTCCGTGACATCAACCCGGCCGAGACGCAGATCAGCGTGAACCGTGACCACAACTACGAGCGCACCATCGGCAAGGTCGTCGACCTGCGCGACGATCCGAGTGGGGCGATCGCCGTGACCAGGATTTCGAACACGCCGTTGGGTGACGAGACGTTACGCCTCGCCGATGACGGCATCCTGCGGGCGTCGATCGGTGCGTCCACCGCTCGCTCGGGGATGGAGATCGCCAACGGGTTGCGACGCGTCTTCCGCATCACTCTCCTCGACCACATCGCCCTGCTGCCGAATGCGGCATACAAGGGCGCCAAGGTCCTCGCCGTCCGTTCGGCCGACGAGCTCGTCGACAACGACGACTTGGCGACACCGAATCTCGAAAGAGTCCTGGCTCTCGCCGGGATGTCCGACCTCATCCGGGGTCGGTCAAACGCGCCATGGCGCGGAAAGGAATACCAAAATGGCTGACAAAAGCCACCAATCCGACGCCATGATCACGCGTCTAGAGACCGAGCTCGAGGAGCGCAACGCGATGATCCAGGGCACCATCGCCGGTGCCCAGGACTCGAATCGGGATCTCACCGGCAACGAGACGGAACTGATCACGTCGGCGAAGAAGCGTGTCGACGACGTGCGTGCCCAGCTGAACATGCTGTGGGACACCCGCCAGTCGATCGTCACCGGTCGCCAGGCGATCCGCGACACCTACTCGGAGATGGAACGGATGCGTTACACCGCCGACCAGGGTCCGGTCGAGTACCGCTCCGCCGGTGCCTACATCCTCGACATGTACGTCGCCAACACCGGTGACCGTCAGGCCAAGGAACGCCTGGAGATGTACTACCGTGCCGCAGCGCACCAGAAGACGTCGGACAACCTCGGCGTGATCCCCGACCCGATCGTCGGTGACGTCCTCAACTTCATCGACGCGGCACGCCCGCTGGTGACCTTCGACGGTCCTCGCAACATGCCGTCGGCGACGTGGTACCGGCCAACCGTCACCCAGCACACCACGGTCGCCAAGCAGGGTTCTGCCGGTGCGGCTGCTGACGAGAAGACCGAGCTCTCCTCCCAGAAGATGACGATCAGCCGGCTGACGGCGAACGCCGTGACTTACGGCGGTTACGTCAACGTGTCCCGCCAGAACATCGACTTCTCCTCACCACAGATGCTCGACATCATCATCAACGACCTCGCCGCCCAGTACGCAGTGGCGACAGAGGCGGCGTTCGGGGCGATGCTGATCGCTTCGGCCAACACGGTGGAACTGGCACCGGTAGCAACCGGCACCAACCCGTCGGCTTCGGAAGCTGCCGCGGGACTGTGGACCGCGGTCGCCGCTGTCTACACCGCCTGCAAGGGTCAGGGGCGTGTCGCTCTGGCGGTGTCGCCGGGCAAGTTGGGTGTCTGGGCGTCACTGTTCGCCCCGGTCAACCCGACCAACGCCCAGTCGACCGGGTTCAACGCCAGCGACTTCGGCCAAGGTGTCATCGGCCAGATTTCCGGTATCCCGGTGATCATGTCGGCCGGTATCGCCGGTGCCGCCACGGACTTCGGTGTGGTGTTCAACACTGCGGCGATCGAATGCTACGAGCAGCGTGTCGGTGCTCTGCAGGCGATCGAGCCGTCGGTCCTCGGTGTGCAGGTGGCCTACGCCGGCTACTTCACCCCGCTGGTCGTCGCGGCCGGTGGGCTCCAGCGCATCACGAACGTGACCTGAGATGGCGATGTTCGTGTGGGCTGACGGCACGGTCACCGGGTCCGTGAACGTCGACGAGAAGGAGAGGATCGACGCGGCCCTGAAGGGTCTCGGCAAGCGACAGCTCGCCGCCCTTCAGTGGCCGATCGAGTCGGCCGCCCAGGTGACCGACATTCCCGAACCCGAACCGGAACCGGAACCGGAACCCGAGCCGGAAGCGGCGAAGGCAGCAACCAAGAAGGAGAAGACCTGATGGTCACATCCCTGCGCAAAGAGGACTACCTCGGCCGCGACCTGACCAACGGCACCCCTGGCACCACCGACCCGGTGACGGACTTCCTCGGCCGCACGACGACGGCGACCGCCGACTACCTCGGTGTGTCGTTGACGTCGCTGCCGTGGCCGGGTGCGGTCGCGGTGACGCTCGGCACCGTGTACTACATCTCGGGCGGTGAGATATATGTGTCGGTCGCCGGCACTCCCGCGTCTGGGGCTCCGACGATCCCCGGTACGGTCGGCGGGACCGTGGTATCGGGTACGGCGACGTTCACCCGCTCGGAATAACCCCTGCGCCGGTGATGCACCCGGAAGCCATGCAGTACGTGACCGCCGAGGTCGAGGGAGTGACGCCCCGTTCCGTCCTCGATCTCGGTGGTCGCAATGTCAACGGCACCCCCCGCTACCTGTTCCCCGGTGTGCGCTACGTGTCCGTCGACATCCGTCCCGGTGACTGCGTCGATGTCGTCGCCGACTGCGCCGACGTCGACCTCGGCGAAGGCTTCGATCTGGTGATCTCCACGGAGCTCCTCGAGCACACTGACCGTGCCGAACAGATCGTCGCCGCCGCCCGGCGACATTTGAACCCTGGTGGGGTGTTCGTCGCCACGATGGCCGGCCCCGGCCGGGGACCCCACGGCGCCTCCGGGGAACCGCTGCCGCCGCCCGGGGAGTTCTACCGCAACGTCGAACCGGCCCACCTCGAACGCTGGCTGCAAGCAGCCGGGTTCGACGAGTGGACCATCGACCAGTCCGGTCCCGACCTGAGATGCACTGCGAGAGTCGAGGTGACCTGATGACGATCAACACGCTCCCCACACAAAAGCAGTGGATGAACGAAACGTCGTCGGACGTCAACGACCAACT